GTATCGGCTCTGGGAGCTTCAGACGCTCCGACTCCGAAGCATCAAGGGGGTGCCTGTGTCGGGTTCAAGTTCTCTCAACGTCGCGACGGGTTCAATCCTCCTTTACGCTGGCTCCTCGATCCCTGATGGGTTCCTGCCCTGCGATGGCGCAGCCGTCTCGCGCTCGACCTACTCGGATCTGTTCGGCGTCATTGGCACGACCTACGGATTAGGGGACAATACGACGACGTTCAACGTGCCCGATTTCCGTGGTCGCTCACCGCTTGGTGTCGGACACGGAACGGACCTAACGAACCGAGCACTCGGAGACAAGGGCGGAGAAGAGACGCACCTGCTCATCACTGGCGAGATGCCCAGCCATACGCACTCATTCCCCGATGACGTAGCGAAGACAACGGGACCCTACAGCCTCAATGCCTCAGGCGGGACAATCGGAACAGAGACACCCACGCTCGGCTCGGCAGGCGGTGACACTGCCCACAATACGATGCACCCATTCCTCTCTGTTAATCACATCATCAAGACGTGACACCATGAAAGCTGCCTCTGATGCTCTGATCGCGCTCCTGCAACTCCCGCAGACTCTTATGGCGCATCTGCTCACCATCACGACACTGGATGGTTCGACCTACTGCTACACCGACGGCGACACGGACATCCATGCAAACAGCAACATCTACTATTGCAATCAAGTCATGTTCTCGCGCGGTGCGCTCACGACGAAGGTTGGCCTGGAAGTGCAGACGCTCGACCTCACGCTCTACACGACACCCGACGTGCTCATAGGTGGCATCCCGTTCATTGAGGCCGTCGCGAATGGGCTCCTGGACGGCGCGACGATCAATCTGGATAGGGCTTACATGCAGCGATGGGGTGATGTGTTCGCAGGCGTGCTCTATCTCTTCTCGGGCCGCGTCGCTGATGTGAGCGTGTCGCGTTACAGTGCGAACATCACTGTCAAGTCATGGATGGAGCTGCTTGACACGCCGATGCCGCACAATCACTTCCAGGCCGCGTGTCCAAACGAGTTGTTCGACACGTTCTGCACATTGAGCAAGGCCGCATACGAAGTCACGAAGGCTGTCGAGGCTGGTTCAACAACGCTGCTCATCAACAATGCGTCACTCACGGAGGCAACGAACTACTGGCAGCTAGGCCGCATCGTGTTCACGAGCGGGCCGAATACCGGCGTGCGTCGCGTGATCCGGTCATCGGCCAGTGGCTCACTGGTGCCCATCACGCCACTGCCGAATGCGCCCACGGTTGGCGATACGTTCAAGCTCATCCCCGGATGCGACAAGAGCAATACGACTTGCACGAATAAATTCAACAATGCTCTCCACTTTCGCGGATGCCCCGCCATGCCTGATCCGGGTCTGCTCTCATGAGGAAACTTCCGACTGATCCTAGCGGCGGGCCCGACAAGCCGATCTCAGGGCGGGATAACTCCGTCCTGGGGATGCGCTACACGAGCGCAGCGCAGGGCGCTGCGATCCCCATCGTTCATGGTCAGACGCGCATCCCCTGCACGATGATTTACGCGAATCAGCCGGGGGGGTGGCTGGCGAACTACCTCGGCGAATACATGATGCTTGTCGGCTTCTGCGAGGGCGAGATTGACAGCGTGGGGGAGTATTGGCAGGACGCCGCGAACTCAGCCGCGATCCCCGGAGGGTGGGCCGTCCACGCGGGCTCGATTGGGCAGGCTGTAGACTCGGTCATTCTATCGACCTTCCCGACAGACGCCTACCCTTACAACGCGATCGCCTATGCGAGCATCAAAGGTGCGACACGCTTCGGGGCGAAGCCCACTCCAGGGAACTTGAATTTTGAAGTGATTGGGAAGCTCCAGCGGCTCGGCCAGCTTGACGCATTCCCACCCTATTCCATCGAGGCGATCCTTTCCAACGCAGGATACGGCGCAGGCATCCCCGCTGCATACCTCGACCCCAACATTTTCGGAAGTGCAGCGAGCTTCGAGTATTACTGCGCAGCGGCGGGGATCTTCTTGAGCCCCGCGCTTGTCACTGTGCAGGCCGCGCGTGAGCACCTGGGACCGCTGGTGCAGGCGTGCAACTCGGAGCTCGTCTGGTCCGATGGGCTCCTGAAGATCATCCCCTACGGCGACACGGAGATCAGCGCGACGTATGGAGCCACGACCTACACCTATACGCCAGACACGTCTGCCGTCTATGACCTCACCGATGACGACTTCATCACCGACAGCCCCGGAACCGATCCGATCACGATCGACATCGTTGCTCCATCTGACGCATACAACAAGGTCACGCTGGAGTTCCTGGACCGCTCGAACAACTATGCTCCGACCCCCTTAACGGTACGCGACAGTGCCAGCATCGAGGCATTCGGAGAGCGTGCGATGGACGACATCGCTATCCATGCGATCTGTGAAAGCAGCATTGCGAGCCATGTCGCCCAGACGATCCTCCAGCGTGTCTCGCTCATCCGTCGCACGTTCCATTTCAAACTCGGATGGCAGCACGCTCGACTTGAGCCGATGGACATTGTATCGCTGACTGATTCCGTTCTCGGCCTGTCCGCCACGAAGGTCCGTATCACGGAGATCGAGGAGGACGAATCCAACGTCCTGTCGATCACGGCTGAGGAGTTCATCGTCGGCTCCGCGACGGCCATTGGATACACGATCCAGATCGGAACGCAGGTATCCCCGAACGTCACCACTCCGAGCCCCGTCGCGGCGACGATCAACAACCCGCAGACGGGCGATGGACTCGTGTATGACGCGACTTCGGGTACGTTCATCAATCAAGCAGGCGGCAGTGGATGGAGCCCCATCATCTCGGTCACGCTCGGTGCGACATTCGCCACGAATCAGGCATTCAAACTCGTGGGCGGAGTAGCACTCCCAGTCTACTCAACCGATGTGAGCTTGCCGCAGGTTGACGGGGTGATCCTCGAATCCGGCTCGGCACCTGAAGTGGTTCCTGCCGCTATGATCCTCAACAATGCCTACACGACACCGCTCGCCCTTCCCGGCTCGGACGGATCAGATCTGTATCTTGGCCAAGATGGCAAGCTCACCGCGACAATCCCGACGATAGGCGCGGGTGATGCGTGGTGGGTCCCGGTAGCTCGGCGCAACACGTCCCTGTCACTTATTTTCGATCCTGCCAACCCCATCAAGCTCGCCTAACAAGGAATCATCATGACAACAATGCAACGAGTGCTCACGCGCAATACCAGCGGACGAGGAGAGATCGAGTATGTGCCCGTCCAGACTGCTACCCCTGGCGGAATACCCGGCCTCGACCCTACGACCGGGCTCCTCGCGCTGGCGCAGATGCCTACGGGCATCGGGCCGGATACGGATAGCTCGGGCGTGTGCGGCGCGACGGCGCTCACCGCTGGTATGTTCGTGAACATCTACAACAACGGCGGCACGAAGACCGTTCGCCCCGCTGATGCGACGGACAATACGAAACCCGCGCATGGGTTCGTGATCTCTGGCTACACGGTCGGTCAGGCCGTGACGGTCTACCTTACCGGCGCACGGAACACAGTCATCCCAGTCGGGGCATTCGCCGCAGCAGACGTGGGCAAGGCGCTCTACCTCTCCACGAGCGGCGGAGTTACCACGACTCGCCCGAGTGCCGCAGGTGCGCTTGAGCAATACCTGGGAGACATTGCCGATGTCGGGACGACGGTAACGGCTGACTTCACTCCCGGGCGTGAAATTACGGTGGCCTGATGACCGCACAGAAGGTTCTCGCCCGTAACACCGCTGGAAGGGGCGAGAAGGAAGTCCAGCTTGCATCAAGCGACATGAGCGATGGTCCGTTCCTCGGCGCGTCCTCTCAGGCCGTAAACTCGGCCTTACTTCAAGGTCATGCGGCGGCTTACTTCCAGATCTCCGGGGCCTACCTCACGGACGCGCCGAGCGATGGCAACACCTATGGACGGAAGAATGCTGCATGGAGCGTGGTAACGGGTGGTGGTATCTCAGTCACATCTCCCCTCACGGGAGACGGAACCAGCGGCAATCCCATCAGTGCATCGGCATATGCGACCAGGGCTCACGCACGAATGGTCTCGCGAAGGGGAAGGGCATGAAATACATTTCGCTTGGAACATCCGACACCATCATCGCCAAGATGTCCGGCGCGGCTGCGACCACAAACCCGACCTACAACACGAGCTATGTCGATACCACGGCTGACACGTTTGGGGGAGGCAAGGGCTCTCTCAATGGCGCGTCCGAACAGACGCTTGTCGCTGCCCCCGCAGCCGATCAGCGCCTTGTTGACGGCATCCGTATCTATAACGAGGACACAGCAGCCGTTACGGTGACGGTGCAGGTAGCCAACGGCGCGAACCGCTACACGCTTGGGAAGTTCACCATCGGAGTTGGAGCGACGCTTGATGTGCTCGCAGAGATTGACGCCAGCTATCTTTCCACGCAGCTTGCCGCCGTGACGCAGTTCACAAACACCACTGACGCGACCTCGTCGGCCTCCGGGGCATTGCAAAGTGCGGGTGGAATCAGCGCCGCCAAGTGGATGTGGTCTGGATCTGGCTACGCCATGAACGCTGCCTCTGGTGGTGGAACCTATAAGCTACAGGGTGCGGCCACGGCAAATAACGTGGTGGTGAACATCCCCGCCGAGTCTTCTGCGACCTACACGATGGGGCTTCTGGAAGTCGCGCAAACGTGGTCGGGAACGAACACCTTCTCGGGCGTGCTCGCATCCACGAACGCCACGGAATGCACGAGCCCTACTGCTGCATCCGTGACGGTGACGGGGGGGATCGGCATCTCTGCGACCTCTGCGGACATCTCCGGCTCGATCTACGGTCAGTATTCACAGATCACCGCATCCCCTGCGTCGTCGGGCACTTCGACAGTAATCGGGATGCGCTCCGATGCCACGACCGCCAGCGGGAACAACATGAGCGGGCTGGCCGGTGTCTATTCGGGCGCGACACACAATGGGGCCGGGACAATCTCAGCCATGTATGCAACCCAGTCTGTGCTCTCAATATCCAACTCTGGCGGGGGCACATCGACGTATATCCTTCGCGGGACCTCCAGCATCACGGGGGCCTCGACTTGGACGAATGCGGGTGCCGTCTCCCTCGCGTCAACGCTCAACAACGCCTCAGCCAATGTGGGCACTTACACCCTGGGTCTTGCGACCACGAACACGCTCACCGCCGGAACGGCAACGACGGTCTATGGCATCAATCTCGGGGCTCAGAACGCTTCAGGACTGACTTGCACGACAAACATCGGGCTCAATATCGGTGCAATCTCGGGAGGTGGCACGACCAATAAGGCCATTGCGACGAGCACCGGCCTAGTTACTTTCGGTGACACAACCGACACTTCCTCTTCTACTACAGGGGCGCTTCAGTGCGCGGGTGGGATTTCGGCGACCAAGGCTATTTTTTCTGGGAGCCAGCTTTTCTTGGGAACAGCTAATACCAATTTTGATACCACGTTCAAGACGGTAAGTAATGGCGATGCCTCTTTAGCATTACAGACGGGGGCCAGCGGTGCATCCAATTTGGTGTGCAATGCCTATTATGCAAGCGGTGGTTGGAAATTCAATAATGCAAGTACGTTTTATGCTGCACTTTCACAATGTCAGGCAACGGCATCAACATCTCAGTGCCAGTGGTTGGAATCGACCGGAACAGGAACGGCAGGTGGAACGATAACTTGGGGTATTACACTGAGGGGCCTAAGAGGTGCCGTTTCTTTCCCGAGCATCACAACCACGGCAAGCTCGGCGAATGCCTTTTTGGATTCCGGGGCGAGTAATAATATCTTGCGCTCTACATCGTCATTGCAATATAAAACTGATGTCGAAACAATGAACGCAGATTATAGTGCTAATATTTACAAGTTGCGTCCCATTTGGTATAGGTCTTTATGCCCAGCCGATAACCCACAATGGTCTTGGTGGGGGTTAGCGGCGGAGGAGGTTTATGAATGTGATCCCCGGCTTGTGCAGATCGGCTATAGTGCGGATGATTATGAAACCGTGCTGAATGAAGGGGGCGCCCCCAACCACCAAGTTAAATCTGGGGCCGTTAAAACGCCCCAAGGTGTAGCCTATGATAGGTTAACAACCTTAATTATTCATCAACTCCAAGAACAAGATTTTGTAACTCATAATGCTAGAATCTCGGCCATCGAAACAGAAGTGGCCGAATTGAAAGAACTTGTTTCTAAACTGATGGGAAATAAGTAACCGGGGCTTCAACTCGGACCCAAGGGCCTGCGTGTTGTTCTCCATCATCCATCTCCTCGCTGGCCCTTGGGCCGGTTAAGGCAATCGTTAGGCGTCCTTCAGCGCATCCTCTGCAAATTCCGCTGGTGTGTCATGTGTTCGGCAATCTGCAATCACGTTCAGGCCGTCCCAAAGGTTCCGCGCCAGCCGGTAAAAGTCCGGGTGCGTGGTGGCAATGCAGGCATCGGCCTGAAATCCCTTGGCTTCCAGGTAGTTCTCAAATGTCCAAAGGGGCCGCCTAACCACTCCATCAACTCGGACCCCGCCTTCAGTGTGATTTTTCATGTCGTTCCTCCTGGCCCACGGCGGGGCCGGTTATGTCGGGATCGTTAGGCGTCATCCACTTCCGGTTCAGCCTTTGGATTCCTTTTCAACCCAGTCATGGTGATCAGCACGTTCTCAATCCCTTCCCAGCTAGGCGCATCAAATCCAGATTCCTTGATCTTTTTTCTGATGGCTTCGAGCGTCTTTGTTGAGATTGTCCAACCGTGTTTCTGTTCACTTTCGTCGGCGAGTTCAAATGGTTGCCAGCCGCCTAACCCATCGTTCAACCCGGACGTTGCCTTGGTTCTCCATGGCCTTACCAGATTGCCTTCCTCGTCTATCTCTCGGTCCATTGCTTTGTCTCCTTCCCCGGCAGCGCCGGTTATCTTTGCCGTTAGGCCGCTGTAGTGTTGTAGGGCGCTCAAGCGGAACCAGTCGCAATCAGGCGTTTAAGAAGATCTTCAGCACGCGCAGACCGATGTATCCGAGCAGAAGCCAGAACGCAGTCTCACTCAAGTTTCGAATGATCTCCGTTAAGTGAATCAACGCGGACCATACAGAAGAACGAGCGCGATGCCGACGATTCCGAGGAGCAAGAACAGGAGACATCCGATACCCGAGTCGAGGATTGTGTACAGCCATTTCATCGCGCATAGGCCATTGCTCTCTTGAGCAGCGTATCGAGATCGTGCGTAAGCGTTCGACTCATCATGAGCACGCCGCTCTTATCGCGCCAGTCAATCGCCGAAACAGCTGTGTCACCGTAGACTCTGAAGCCGCCACAGGCATAGTACACGCGCGTCCATTTGATCGGGCCGAATTGGCAGAGCACGACGAGCTTCCATTTGTGCTCTCCGAAGTTTGCAGCGTCAAAACTGATGAGAGATCTTTTTATCATGCCTTGGTCCTCCTCTTGTTTGCTAGTTCCTTCAATGCCTCGAAGAGCGCGTTTTGCCCGCTCTCACCGTATTCCCCCAGGCAATCCGCGCACCGCAATGCACGGGCCATTTTTTGATTTCAGCCGGTCAACGCCCATAGAGACGCTCCGCAGATCAGCTGGAAATTGTCGCGCGGAGATCGCGATCGGCATGGGGGATTTTTTCTGTCGCGCCTTGTATCCGTCCGGCACGAAATCCCAACCCTCCCCCTCCTGCCACGCGATCCAGTCCAAGACCGCCTGCTCATCGGCCAGCACGTTCTCGGACACTGGATGCTCGGCCAGCGGGTGACCGTGCTCGATGACCTGCAGGACGATCTTCCACAGCCCGGCCATCGCTGCTGGCGCGTAGGCTACCAGCCGGAGCTGGACGCGGGGATAGGCGGGGGAAATCACAGAGTAGGAGTAAGTGGTCATTCCATCCCCTTTAGCTTGATCAGTATCTCTTCCAGCAGATCTCGTTCGTTGCCATATCGACGTTCAAATTCTCGATGAGACAGAATCGAATGAACCCCGTTCCAGTGATGAATGGCACAAAGAGGGATTGTCTCAAAATCGCTGGCTTTTTGAGAATATCCATAAAGGCCCCTGGCTGCGTCTCTGCGGATGTGGTGGGCTTCGGTTGGTGTTATCTGGGTCAGATCATCTTTGGTGCAACAGAGGCACGGTAGCGCTCGAACAAGGGCCAACCATTCCAATGACTCCAACCGACGGGGGCGGATCTGGTGTTTCATCTCATCCGGCCTTGCTTGGTTCGGAAGGCCATGATCTGTTCCATGGGTATCATAGGCGTTTCCCACCACGTTTCCACCTCGAACGGCCCCCCTTTCCTACAGTGCCAGTAGATCGAAACCATAGGAATCTTTAGAAGACGGGCGGCCTGGGCTCGGGTCAAGTGTGTAGGGGCCTTGGAGACGTTTCGGGGATTCATTTCATGCCCCGCGTGTGGCAAGACGAGCTAGTGAAGTATTCAGCCGCTCCATGCAGAGATTGGCGGCATCCATCGAAGTTGCGTGATCGAAATCAGAGCGGACATCAAACCGAATGCCATCGCTAGGATCAAACACCTGAACCGCACAATACCAGCCGCGACTCATCACTCGCAGAGACGGATCACCATACTTCGCCAGCAGATTCATTATTTCTTCGAGGGACATATTACCTCCGGGCCAGCACAAGAGCTGCATCAAAGGCGGTTTGCTTGAAATCATTCGCCCGACCCCAAAGTATTGACTCGGTGCGCTTTTCTTCATCCCGAACCGGAAACTCATAGTCCGCGAACTCGATGGCAGCATTGTATGCACCCCAGGCGGTTTCCTTCACACCGGGAATCCAGACACCCATTCCGTGATCCAGTTTGGCCTCGTAGGCGGTCATTTTCTTCTGCCAGAGGTTCTTTGTGATTCCGTGGGCGTCCTGTTGAGGCATGGGGCCGAACAGCTTCTCTTCGTATGCGGCGATCCAGGCATCGTCAATGCGAACACTAGCGAGTTCCTGAAATACTTCCCCGAGGGCGGCAAAGTGGGCCCGCATTTCCTTTAGGATGATCGCAGCCTGAGAGAGCCGGGATTTGCAGGATTCCGTATGCCGGATGGACACGGTTTCTCTGGAGCCATCCAGAGCTGCGGTCAGGGTGTTTTGGCAAACTACTCGGATGGGGGTAAACCGGACGTCTACCGAAGAATTGCCATCGTGGCCAGCCGACAAAAGGCAGAACTGATCCACTTGGTCGCCCATGAGAATGTCAAAGGATTCCGGCAGTTTTGCCATAAGCCAGATCCGTTCGCCCTTTCCGAGAGCCCCTGCAGTCTGATAAGTAGCACCGGTTTCTGAAAGAAGTTCATCGAAAAATCCGAAAGCCTCCCGATTTTGCAAAACCTCGTATTGATCCCCGACCATCCCCAGAATTTCCTGATTGTCGTTGTTCACGGTGACGAACTGATGGGGCACCTGGGCAGGCTCCCCGCAGATCATGCGATAAACAGGCTCCTTGGTGACCACAAATCCGAGATGAGCGGCATCAATGGCCTGCTCAGCCGTGAAGGCACCGTCAAAGGACGTTCCCAGGCTGTGCCAAGGCTTTGCGCCAGTGAAGGCCATGCTGTTTTCGTAAAGGTTGTGTGCCATAGCGGGTTCCTCGCTGTATGGGGTTGGTTAGGAGATGTTGCGCGGGATCTGCACGTCGCATTCCGCTAGAGAGGCTCCTTAGGGCTTTTCCCTATACTTAATTATAAGGCCTTTTGAGCCGATTGCAATCTTATTTTTGAATATTTTTCAAATCTTTTGAAAATAGTTCAGCCACTCGATCAGGTGAGCATTGTTGATGGCACCGTATCTCACCCCCACCCGCCGACATGCCTCCAGGTTCACCTTGAGCGCCCATTCGTCCCACAGGGGGGTATGGAAAGTGTAGGTCGGTTCCACCCGTGGGATGTCTGAGCCACAGGCGAGGCAACACGCATTCATGAGCCCCTCTAGGTGGCTGGAGATAGGCCCTTCAACAAAGAACCATTCCAGGGATGCGAAGTCGTGGATCAACCGGCAGAACATGGCCTCCCTGTCCTGGGGGTGGTTGATCGCCATCAGGGAAATGGTGACCATGCTCGATTTCACTTCACGTTCAAAAAAGGGATCAGTCATGGGCCACCATCCGGCAGGAACCACCATCGAAATCCAGGGCCCTTGAATAGCCAGCTTTTCCATCCCTGTTCTTGACTAGGGCAAACCGAAGTGTTGGTTTGGCGATCGGGGGATCTGCGTCTGGACCGCGCGCCTTTCGGCCACCCCCGGCAGCATCGGTCCCTTGGTGGTAAAGCATGATGATTGAATAGGCGACCTGTTCCAGCTCACCTGTTTCCCTAAGATGTTCGGTGCCTGGGATTTCCCCAGGGGGAACCTCTCGGTTTAATTGGGACAGAAGGATGATGCAGATACCAAGTTCCTTGGCTGTGATTTTCAATCGGCGAGCGCATTCCATCGCCCCTTCCCGGCGTTGCCCAGACTTGGGGATCAAGGTGCGCAGATCTATTTCTGAGAAGTGGTCTATCACCACGACACGGAATCCATTCAGCGCCGCTCCTCGGATTTTCGCCTCGATCCGAGACCAGGACGGCCCTGCTGGGTCCCAGATGCTCACTCGGCGAATGTCGTCCTTGGCCGCCCGCAACCGCGCAGAATGGAAATAGGTGTAGGTGCCATGGGTGAAAGCGCCTCGGCGAGTGGATGAGAACCATCCGGCCAACCGCTGCAACATCTCGTCACGCCCTAACTCTAGGCTGACCATGAAAACCTTCTCCCCATGATGGGCTGTCGCGCCGACGATCTGTGTTGCGAGTGCCGTTTTACCAAGTCCTGGCCGGGCGGCGACGATCACGAGATGCCCGGGCGCACAGGGAACCCCACCATCCTCGGGATCACCATCCAGAACTTCAAGGCCAAACCAAGCTAGTTTAGATTGGTGTTCCTGGCACTCTCGGAATTTAAGGTGCTGTTCGAGTTTTTCTTCCATGGCATCCCAGGCATTCACCGTGTCGGCGATGTCGCCAGAGATCAGCCCCAGCGAATGGGCGGCGAGGGCCTGGGTGGTCTCTTGATGATCCAGAAGCAAGTTCAAGCAGTCCTGACTGGCACGGGTGAACGCTCGGAACAGCTCCCGTCGCTGAAACAGGGTGAGAACCTGTTTGGCTAAAACGGTGGGATCACCGTTCACCGAGTCGTTGATCCATTGCTCTAAGTCGGCGGCGGCACCGTTTCTGTTTGCCCCCCAGAGCTCTCGTTCAATGGATGGGATGTTCGGGGGCTGGCCCTTCCTGTAAAGGGTTCCGACAGCAGACCAGACATCACGTGCCCGGTGACTCGTGAACGCCTCCAGCGGCACCGCCAGCAGGGCTTGGTGGGCCTCGGCATTCCCAGAGAGCAGACCGTCTACGGTGGACCGTACCAGTTCCTCCTCATCTGCTGGCCGACAAAGGTTCTGAAAGAGATCGGCGGTCATGTTGCCACCTCTTGCCGTTTTGATCGGTTTTCATGTGTCTCCTGCCTCCCGACCCAATCCTGATTTGACAGCCAAGCCGACAGGGTGGTTATCTTCCGGTCGGTATCCTTGAGCGTCCACTCTGCCCATCGGTAAATACATTCAGCACTTGCCACCTTGCGGGCTTCCGCATACGCCCGGGCGGATTCCTTTTTTTTGATATTGGAACCCTCGGGCCATATTGGACTCAGCTCCCAAAATTCTGACCAGAGGGGACTGTCTCTCCCCCCTAAAATGGCCTCCAGCGAATCAGGTAGTTTCCCATTGGTTGGCTTTTTTGGTTTTTTCTCTGGGGGGGATAAAACCAATTCCTGTTCAGGGAGGAAAAGTTGACCATTCAGGGGGGGGTCGTGGCTTGCCACGATCTTTATATCTTTGTCTTTGTCTGTGTCTGTGTCTTGTATAAGGTCTGCTATAGGTCCTTGTAATAGGTCTGCTATAGGTGACCTATTCGATACCTTTTCCTCCCGTATAACATCCCATCGTCTTCGTATAGCATCCCTACCAGCGTCAGATCGCTTTTGGTGGGCCACCATTACCAGTTCACGTTCATGCCACATGAACCGGTTCGCCCGTTTACCTGTTTCAATCTCGGGAAAGATTTGTGAAATTATTGACCAACTCATCTCAATGGTTTCTTTAGGCACCCTGCACATTCTTGACAGCATGTCGGTGTCTGCTGGGATTGATCCATCAATCCATTGCCGACAAAGTAGGCGGAACACGATCCCAAGTTCCAATGTTGAAAGAGAATCAATCAAAGAATCCTGAAGAAATTGAGAGGGATTCATCTTGAACCATGGCGGTTTTTCTTCCATTACCGCATCCCCTTTCCCATATCCTCCAACCGTTTGGCCGCAAGTCTAAGCGCGATTGCCATCTGGTTTGCTTGGTCTCGTGATGTAGGGCGGAAGGTCAAGGCTTCTTCGGGGGGCTCTCCCCATATTTCACTCGGGGTTCCTATGCAGACAAAATCGTGTTCCAGGAGGACGTCTATATTCCCCCCATCCAGAGAAAGTGTTTGTTTGATCCAACGGGCCATAACGGTCCCTCCAATAAGGCTCACCCCCCCGGTAGGAACCAGCAGGAATCGCAGCCACGAACGCCAATTTGTCGTCGCTATCCTGACCGAGGGGGTGATGGGGTAGATTCTGGGGTGCGGGATTCCTACCGCTGAGAGATACAATAATGTAATCTTTTCGTTATATTTCAAGCCCTATTTCAGAGAATATCTTTTTCAGGTCGGCTGCTGACCAGCACACCCCAACCACAGCACCAGCCTCACCCATGGTTGTTAAAAACTGTTCTTGTTGTGGGGTCAGCTTCCCGGCTGCACGAATCTGAATCAGCTTTCCAGTTTTGTCACTCACGGAGTACCAAGCAGGGGCCTTCATCTCTAAAAACAGGGGAACGCCCCAGCGCGGTCCCAGGAATTTTCCTGGAATCACCCCTATGATATCCACCACCCCGGCGATCCCCGCCCCGGTCTTACCAGCGATGAGGTGGGTGAGATCAGGGCGACCAGCACGTTTCAGCGCACCAAATGCCCTGCCCCTGATGTCTTTCCCGCCCACGTCAACGGACACGGCTGGGATATGCTTGGCGGCAAGGATCTGAAGAACGGCCCTCTGAACCTGGGCTTCCTTCACCCGTGCCACCAAATAGGGCACAGAGTAGGCGTCACGGATGAAGGTTGCAGAGAAGACCATTATCTAGGTTACATCCGACAGACCAGCCATGCCCCCAGTGAGATCATCGTAAGGTGACGGTGCGCCGTGCAATTTCTCATCCTGGTTCTTGATGGGTTCGGCCTTGAGCGCAGCCTTCAGACCAGCTCCCCCCTTCTTGGCCGGGGTTGTTTCCTCGCCCTTCTCCTCCACCTTTCGGGCGTCAATGATCTCTCTCCATGAGGTTTCCCCATCTCGTAGAGCTGCGAACAGCCCGCGCAAGTCTGCCATCTCCTTCGGATTGAGTGCTTCAGCCTTGTGGCCCAGGTAGGCTTTTACGTCATCCGCGCTGACGCCAAGAGTGGCGAAGGCATCAAAGATGGCCCGTTTTGCTGCGTCCGGATCTTTGCTAGCTTCGTCCTGGCGAACCTTTCGACATAGCGCCATGCACTCATCCAGAATGTCCCCAGGTAGCAATCGAAGCCCCAAAGTTCGGAGCGCCTTGGAAATCATGGCATTTTGCTTATTCAGGATGTCATCATCCGTGGCCTCCATGATGAAAATTTGTTCACCTTTGGAGTTTAGGCGGCTTTTCAGGGGGGTTTCCCCCTTCTTCAGAAAACGACGCTCCACGGTCTTTGCCACCGTCACGTCCTGGGAATAGCAGACGTTCGCCTCCAGATCGGTTACACTGACCCGCACAATCCGCTTTTCGGCATCATCGAACACAGTCATGGTTTCCGGCAGGATGTTGGTCAACACCCGAATGGCAGCCTCGGCGAACCGAATGGACGGACCCTCCACACCATTCCCGATCGGTTTGTGATAGATCGCCGAATCCGCAAAACCAGGGCGACGGCATTCCTTCAGTAAGGACTGGCGCACCACATCAAGATCCCGTGGACGCTGGAAGGCGACCAGATAGCGGGATTCAACCAGGGCCTTTGCTTGGGCAGCCAGAGCACCAGTGGCAGTTTCAGCAGGGGTCTGGGCAACCTGCAGGGGGGTGTAGGTCTTGAGTTCTTCAGCCATTGAGGGGCTCCTGTTTGGAAATGCGGAGGACACGTGCCCCCGGTTTGGTGATGGTGAACTTGTCGAGGATGTTCTGTGCCAGATCGCGAATACGGAGAGGGTTGTTCTGTTCAATCTGGGAAATCAGTTCCAGATAGGCGTGCTCGTAGTCGGTGACCTTGGACCCCTTGTTGTTCTTCCATGTCAGCACACCGGGAACGGCATTCGCCTCGCCCAGATAGGTCTTGATCAAGTTTTCGAAGCGGGCCTTCGTTGCCTCTGCCGCCTCAAGTTTGAGTCTGGCTTGCTCACGTTCTGAGATCCATTCCATCAATTCCGGGGTGGGTTCCTTGGTGATCTCCCCGGCTCGTGCGAACCGCTTCTTCAGATATTCCGAACAGGCAACCGACCCATCCGGATCTGGCGGGTTGTCCTGGACGATGTGCTGTTCCCACCACACGGACACCTTCTCTGTGATGATTTCAGCGGTTTCGGGATCGAAGGCGATGGTGTAGGGCACGAAGGTGGAGCCGGAGAACAGAACAGCCAAGTCGGCAAAGGGCGCACCCGTGACCATCATCTGAACCATGAGTTGGAGCTGGTAGTAGATCGGGAACTCGTCCGACCCAGCCTCGCCCCAGAGTGCCCCATCGAACTGTCGCACGTTCTTGGCATCCACCGGGCGGGTATCCCCTTCCAGCCATCTAGCGTCCAGAGTGGCGCCCAACAGGGGAAGCGTCGGGCAGCGCAGTAACTGGTAGGGATCAGCAAAGGCAATCGGGACCTGCTTCACATCAGAGTAGGCTTCCAGGATGGGACGCTCCAACCTGCGGCCCCACCTCATGCTTTCATTCTCCCCGCCTTCCAGTAAGCCCTTCTTGTCCATGTAAATCTGGATGGGTGAGCTCCACCGAGACAGGCCCAGGATCGCGGCCACGTCCGTCGCAGTGATGCAGGTTCGACGATCAGCCAGCCATGCCGCACGTCGTTCAGATTCTGATGCTGTGATTTCGGTCACAGTGTTCATCGAATCACCTCCAGCCGAAACCCATGTTCGTTCGCCAGGGCCATCAACTTCTCGACGTTCTTCCAGGACGGGCGTGCTCCATGCGCCCAGAGATAAGGGGTGCAGGCGTTCAGATCCAACGCCTTGGCAATCACATCGGGGCCTAGTTCCTTGACCAACCCTGGCAGGGTTATTGTTTTCAGTTTCTTCATTTAGTCCTCCTCGGGAAGGGCACGGCCTTCTATTAAAAGTATAAGCCCTTTTGATAACATTTCAATGATTTTTTTGAAAAATAATAAAAAATGTTAGAAGATTATTCAAACTTGTCTAATAAACAAAAACCGTGAAGTAGCGAAAATAGACAGAGAAGGTATAATTCTACGGAAGGCGATATATGACACAAAACACAGCAAATGCCGTCGAATTGATCCAAAACCGCATTGTTGGACACGGGGACGTAAAACCAGAGGAACTTCTGGCGAACCCCCTCAACTTCCGCCGCCACCCAGGGAACCAGATGGAAGCCCTGCGCGGCAGCATGAAGGAACTCGGCTGGATCAAAACCATTCTGGTGAACAAAACGACCGGTCACGTTATTGACGGACATGCGAGAGTGGAAGAGGCTATGAGGCAGGGGCTTCCCACCATCCCGGTGACCGTGGTGGAACTGACCGAGGATGAGGAACGGTTGGCCCTCGCCCTGCTTGACCCCATCACAGAAATGGCGATCAGTGATTCGCTCATGCTCGAAGCCCTGCTCGCGGAGGTCCATACCGAAGACCCCGCGTTACAGTCGCTTCTCGACCAGCTGCGGGACACCACCACCGACAACGGTATCGCCGAGATACCCGCCGACCTGTCTGATCGCCCCATGCTGTTCAACGCAATACAGATCGCGGAGCAAATCGAGCTTGCATGGCCCATGCCCCAGAACGGGGAAGAGGTTGCGGCGGGATTAATGACCCCGGCCATGGCGATGGGTCAGTTCAACAAACTGTCGCGTGGGGGAAAACGGGGTACTGGATTTCCACCCTCTTCAACCCTCACCGGATTACCTGTGAAACCAGTAAAAATCCCAATTTGTCAAATCCTGCAACGAAAAGGCGAAGTTCCGCCAGGTGGGTTCAAGATGGATGGCGGAGAAATACGAAGGCGATGTTCACCCCAGCCAGTTTATTAAATACGCGGGGCCAGGTTGGGGCGGCCAAGGAATGGTGTTTGAGTTCCAGCCCAACATCGCCAGGGATATTTACCTCCAGTATTGCCCCGCAGGCGGCAGGGCCCTTGATCCTTGTCATGGGTGGGGTGGTCGTGTGATCGGGTGGTTGGCAGCGAACCTTGGCGGGCACTATGTCGGCTTCGACCCAGCAACACAAACAGCCGAGGGTTGGAAAAAAATGGTAGAGTTCCTGAAACAATCCGCCACGACATCCACGGCAGAAAACTTCTGCATGCCATTCGAGGATTCCATCCTTGAGCCCGAATCGTTTGACTTCGCTCTCACATCCCCCCCCTACTACGACACCGAGCAATACGCCCCAGGGGACGCAACACAGTCCCACAACCGCTACACCACATTCGAATCATGGGTTGAAGGGTTTTACCGGCCATTCCTGCTGAAGACCATGGCGGCACTCAAACCGGGTGCCTATTTCGTGCTGAATGTCGGCAACCGGCAGTTTCCCCTTTCAGACATCGCCAAAGGAATCGCCCAGGATGAAAAGTGGGCCATAACCAGGGATGAAGGCAAATACGTCATTGGCAGGGCCGCCCTTGAAGCGGACGGTGGGGAAGTAGACACGGAAGGAAACGAGGATTTCCTTATCCTTCGAAAGAGCCCCCGATGAGTATCCTCTCTCCAACACGAAAGCCAAAAGTCAACCAAGGGGTGTCCATCCAGTTTGGAACGCCTCCGGGACCGCTTGTCAGCCTGTTCAAACGGTTCTACGAGATGGCCCCAAGCCAACCGTCTTTCTGGAGCAGCTTTCCAACCTGCGCGGAACCGCTTATCGAACACGTCATGCAGGGGAAGCCATTCCAGATCGGGCGGAACATGACCATGCAGCCCCTACCTGTTGGCGCAGCCAGGGAAAAAGAAGTGCTGGTTTCGTTCACAGGTGGGAAGGATTCCGTCGCGGCATGTCTCCAGCTTGAGTCACAGGGGCTCAAACCTCACGCGTTCTTTGTCCGGAACCTGAACCGGTCCTACCCCGGCGAACTCACTCAAGCCAAGGCCATTTGTGAAAAGATGTCCTGGCCCCTGCACGTCGAAGCGGTCAAGCAGGCCGGGACGAGGATCATGGTCGAGGTTCCAGTCAAGAACCAGTTGATTCTGGCGATGGCGATTGAATATGGCGCACCACTCGGGATCGTCCACTATGCCCAAGGCAACCACACCAAAGACCACCTTGCGGACCTGACCTATCGCTACAACGGGACCGACTGCATCGAAACCTATCAGGCTTCCCAGCCGATCTTCGAGGCTTACCTGCCTGGATTCACCCTACACGTCCCACTCCTTTCCGACACCGATGCCTACAAGGTCATCGCTCGGCTCAGGCCAGATCTTTACCCCCTTCTCGCGTCCTGCTTTATGCCATCCCGCTACAAGCACCCCACTCGCAGGGCCAACGAACGGAAGTTCGGCCCACTCATGCCCTACCGCTGCGGATCATGCTTCAAGTGCGCGTTGGAACATCTCGCCCGGGTTTGTCTCGGGATGGAACCCAACACCCCCGCCGGAGTCAATCACTCCGTCGCCTGTCTCATCAAGGGCTGGGAAAGCAATTATTCCTCCCCAATCCCGCATTCACCACGCGAAGTGGTCCATCATTACCTCTTCCCTGATGAATTGGATTCATCTTGTTTGGATTTGAAATGAGTAACCCAAAGGTGGTTGACAAGGCAAATCATGATCGAGGTCGTGTCAAAACAGGCAAAGGGTCAATAAAGAGCCGTGAAATCCGTGCGAAAGCTTTCGAATTGCGAAAAATGGGGTTGAGCCTTGAAGCGGTGGGACAACAACTTGGGGTGAGTCGGCAGCGTGTACACAAACTGATTAGCAAGAGTCTCGCTGAACTCGACGCACTCAATACCCAGAGTCTCACCGAACTGCGCGATCTGGATCTCGCACGTCTCGACGATGCCCTACTTCAGATGATGGTGCAAATGAAACGTGGCAATCAGGGTGCAGTGGATCGAGTGATCAGGATTCTGGAACGACGCGCCAAATTGATCGGTCTGGATGCACCGACCCGAACGGAAATGTCCGGCCCAGGCGGTGAGCCGTTGGAGTTCGTGGACAAAACTGAGGAAGTACGCGCGAAGCTCTTCCGCAATGGTGTCGAAGTTCTCCCGGTGCTCAAAGATGAAAAATAATGTCGAGACGTTCCGCGCTCTTCCGCTCCGTGAACAGCATGTGCGGTTTGAGGCGCTGACACTCGAAGAGAAGAATGCACTCGCATACGATTGGAACTTCTGGGCTCGTGAAAGTCAGATCATCCCGACCGGTGATTGGGTAACGTGGCTTGCGAAGGCAGGCCGAGGCTGGGGCAAGACGCGCGTGGGTGGCGAGACAGTCCGCATATGGCATCGGAATTTCCCCTTCGTCAATCTGATCGGCGCGACTGCAGATGACGCCCGGGACATCATGATCGAGGGCGAGTCAGGTATCCTCGCGATCTGCCCGCCGCATGAGCGGCCTGCGTACGTCGCGAGCAAGCGGCGTCTAGATTGGCCGAATGGGTGCAAGTCGCTAATCTTCACAGCCGATGAGCCTGATCGTCTGCGCGGCAAGCAGCACTCGAAGGTCTGGGCTGATGAGGTCGCCGCATGGCGTTACCGTGAGTCGTGGGATCAGATGATGATGGGTCTGCGGCTTGGGGCGTGTCCTCAGTGTGTCGCGACGACGACACCACGCCCAACGGCTCTGGTCAAGGAGATCATGAGCAATCCGAACACGATCGTTACGCATGGCACGACGTACGAGAATCGGCCTAATCTAGCTGCGGCGTTCCTCGATCAGATCATCAAGCGATATGAGGGCACGCGGTTAGGGCGTCAAGAGATTCATGCCGATGTGCTCGATGACAACCCGAACGCGCTATGGAAGCGCGACGATATCGACAGAGCCCGCGTGCTGCATCGCCCGCTCGAACTTACGCGCATCGTCGTCGCCGTTGACCCTGCCGTGACGAGCAATGAAGACAGCGACGAGACGGGCATCGTCGTCGCGGGTGTGGATGATCGCGACCCCGAGCACTTCTATGTGCTCGACGATCTCAGCATGCTTGCGACACCTGACGCATGGGGTGCATGTGTTGCGAAGGCGTATGCCGATCACATGGCTGATCGTGTCGTCGCCGAGGTGAATAATGGCGGTGATCTCGTTGAGGCTCTGATCCGAACGAAGGACCGCAATATATCCTATTCGTCCGTTCACGCATCACGCGGCAAGGCGATCCGTGCAGAGCCCGTGGCCGCTCTGTATGAGCAAGGTCGCGTGCATCATGTCGGCACGTTCCCACGGCTCGAAGATCAGCTTTGCGAGTTTGACCCCCTCGTGCAAGACGTGAAGTCACCCGATCGAATGGACGCGCTCGTATGGGCGATCACGGATCTCATGGCGCCGATGCCTGGATCTGGTTTCCTGAAATGGCTTGATAGCGAGCGTGATGCCCGCGAAAAGGAGAGAGTATGAGCACAACGAAAATGATTCCGCCTTCTGGCGTGACGAAGGGATACTTCAACGACGGCACGAGTGCTTACATCGCCGATAATGGCACGATCGCCGTGCCGTCCGTGGCTGTCGCTTCGATGCTCGGCGCGGGCTGGCAGATTGCGAGTGATGTGAACTATACGGGCTCGATTGACTGCTCTGCAAGTCCGAACTACCCTGCCGCCGCGCAGGGTGAGTGTTACGTCGTGAGCGTGGCTGGCACCATCGGTGGTGTGAGTGGTATTGCCGTCGTCGCGGGTGATGAGCTTCACTGTCTCGCAGACTCTGCCGCAGGTACGCAGGCTGCGGTTGGTGCAAATTGGAACATCATCGGTTCGGGTGTCGGCTCTGTGACTGGCCCCGCCAGTTCGACTGTCGACCATATCGCGCTCTTCAATGACATCATCGGTAAGACGCTGAAGGACGGCGCGAAGAAGATTACAGACCTCCAGCTTACGCCTGTCACCGTCGGAACAGGGACCGTCGCAATTCCGATCAATAGCGTGCCGTCTGGATATTCGGGGACGTTAGGTTACGCCACGATCACGCTTTCGACGGGCAGCGTCGTTGCGATTCCGTGCTTCCCTCATAGCTAGGTGAAGCATGAATAAGTACTCGCAGAGCACAGGGCAGTGGACTAGGGACGATAAATTCGTCTGTCGTGGCTGGGCGGGGAACCATCTCGGTAAGAACAACCCCGAGATGGAGAATGTGCATTGCGTTGGTCCTCTCCCGCAGGGTAAATACAAGCTGCGATGGATTGACGAGAACACGGCGAACATGACGGATCAGGCACACATGCGCAAGCTCGGCACACTCATCGCTGAGTTGATCCCTGATTCGTCGAATAACATGTTCGGGCGTTCCGGCTTCTTCCTCCATGGTCCGTCAAAGGATCTCGCGAAGTACGGGCAGGAGTCCGAGGGCTGCATCGTCGCACAGCGTCTCGATAGGCTCATTGTCAAGAACAGCTTAGATCTAGACCTAGAGGTGACCCCGTGAAATGGGACGACGTGAAGCCTTTCATTGCGAAGTATGCCCCCATGCTTGGCGCGGCTGTCGGTGGTCCCTTCGGCGCTCTTGCCGGCGGGATCATCGGTAACATTCTCGGCACGAAGGACGCGAGCCCCGCGAGCATTGCCGCAGCCATCAAGGATGGCACGCTCACAGGTGAACAGATTATCGCACTCAAGCAGGCCGAGGATGACTTCGCCGTAAGGATGAAGGAACTTGACATTAACAGCGCCGAGGAGATGGAGCGCATCGTTGCGGGTGATCGCGACAGCGCACGCAAGCGCGAGGAAGATGTACGCGATTGGACCCCGCGTATCTTGGCGTATGGCGTGACGATCGGTTTCTTCGCTGTGCTCATCTTCGTGCTGAGGTGGGGTATCCCTTCAGATGCCGTGAGCCATGATGTGATTCTTATGCTTATCGGTGCTTTGGGTGCGGCCTTCACGCAGAACGTGATGGGCTATTATTTTGGCGGGTCGAGTGACGCGAACAGTCATATTCAGAACCTCTCCAAGTCACTCGGAGAGAAGTAATGCTGAACGCACTTGAGCTTCTCGGACTTGGGCTAGGGCTCGTCACGCAGGCCGGTGTGTTGATTGGATGGATTCAGAAGCGCGATAAGGAGCATTACGCAGACCGAGTAAAGGAGATGAACGAACACGAAAACAAGCATGCTCGTATATGGGACGCATTGAACTCGATGAAGTTTGAGCAGGCGAAGTGCCAGGGAAAATGCGTAGACCGTGAGATATTGGATAATCAGTTTGAGAAGTTCGAGGAACGTATTGATGCGCGATTGTCCGTGATCATGCAGCAGCTAGGTAAACTCGTCGAGGCATGGTCGCGTGAGCATTCAGACGGTAGGGGGATGAGCTAATGGTTTCGCTACTGGAACGCCAACTTGGAATGGGGGCACGTCAAGTGGACGTTCCGACAGCCGACCCCGCAGCTTCGCTCCGATCGGCTGGCATGATGGCTCGCGCGAAAGCACTCGCCCGCTGGGTGTGGAATGGCACGAGCCCCGCCGAGCAGTACTTCGGCCCTGGTGTTCCGCTTACACCCGTTGCGCCTGAAGAGGTCGCGGGCCGTCTGCGTGATTATCCGATGACGGCGAACCTCCAGTGGCGTCCACGTGCTGAGGAGTTCACGCCGTACCAGGAACTCTACATGCTCGCAGATACGCACGATCTTACGCGGCTCTGCATTGAGACACGCAAAGATCAGATCAGTCGCCAGAAGTGGACGATCCGACTCCGTAAGTCACCAAGCGGGAAAAAGTTCGGCGATGAGCAGCAGGACCTCATCGAGTTCTTCAAGTCGCCTGACAAGCGCGAACGCTGGCAGCAATGGCTCTGTCGAATCCTGGAAGACATGTTCGTTGGTGATTGTGCGACGATTTATCAACGCCTCGCACTCGATGGCAGCGTGTGGGGGTTCGAGCCCATTGACGGCACGACGATCGTGCTTCGCCTCGATCCGTGGGGTCGCGTGCCGCTTGAAGGTGAAGCCTACACGCAATTCATTAAAGGCCTGCCGTCCGTTGCATACTCGCGTGAGCAACTAATCTATGCGCCGCGCCGCCCGCGCAATCAGAAGGGCTATGGGCTCTCACCCGTCGAGCAGATCATCGTTACTGTGAACACGGCACTGCGTCGTCAGATGCACCAACTCGCTTGGTACTCCGATGGCTCGACCCCCGATCTGATCGTCGGCGTGCCTGACTCATGGGGAGATAAGGAAGTCGGCAAGCTGGCCGCACACTGGATGGCGAAGTTCCGGGGCAACTCGAAAGAGCGGCGCGGCCTTCCGCTCATCCTTCCCGGCGGGAATGAATGCAAGTTTGAGAACACCAAGAAGGACCCGCTCAAAGACGAGTTCGACGAATGGCTTGCGCGTGTCGTGTGCTATTGCTTCAGCCTCCCCCCGACTCCGTTCGTGCGTCAGATGAACCGAGCGACAGCGGAGACGGCGCAGGAAGCCGCGCTCACTGAGGGCCTGGAGCCCATCAAGGATTGGATCAAGGAACTCGTCGACGACATGCTCCGCCGCATGGGGCGTGCTGATTCCGAGTTTGCATGGGTGACTGAAGAGGCGATTGATCCGCTCGTACGCGCGCAGGTGCATCAGATCTATTTAACGACAGGCGTCCTTGACGTGAACGAAGTACGCGACACGATCGGACTCGACCCCAAGAAGGAAGCCCCCGCCGCTGCGACTAGCGCTCTCGCTGCGGCTCCCAGCACTGCGAACGGTACAGAGACACCGAAGCCTTCGGCGGGGGCCGACTCTGAAAAAGTCATCAAAGCGCACAAGCATACGAAGGTTCTCCCGAAGCGTGACCGTGAAGATCTGCTTCGCATGGAGCACAAGTACACGCTCGGAGTGATGAAAGAGATTACGAAGATTCGCAAGTCCGTCGTCGCGCGTCTTCGCTCGTCTGAGAAGATGTCGAAGACTGATGCAACAGAATTACAAAACATTCTCGCGTCCGGTGACTTCGATGGTCTGAAGAAGTACATCAAAGAGCACAGCCAGGACGTGTATGAGGGCGGCGTTGCCGCTGCGGGCGAAGCACTCGATGCTACGGCTGAGATGTTGAAGCTCGCGAATGAGAAGGCGATCGAGTGGGCGCAGAAGAACGCCGCCGAGAAGATCACAGACATCGAGCAGACGACGCGTTCTGATATTCGTGATCTCGTGACCGAGGCTATGGAGAACGGCTGGAGCAATGACGACCTCGCGAACAAGCTGGAGGATTCGTGGGCGTTCTCCCCCGAGCGTGCCGAGATGATCGCGCGAACGGAAACAGCGTTCGCTGATCTGAAGGGCAACATCGAGCTTTCCAAGGCCGCAGGCGTTGAGCGTGTGCAGTGGCTCGCGTCTGATGGTGCCTGCGATGACTGCGAAGAACTGAACGGCGAGGATGCGCCCGTCGATGGTGAGTTCAAGGATGGCACGCCTGCCGATGAGCCCGCGCACCCTAACTGCCGATGTGATCGCATCGCGATTCTGCCCGATCAGGGCGAGGAGGATTAAATGAGTTTCCTAACGACGCGGTTTGTTTCCCCGCCTGTTGATCTGAGCACTAAGTTCCCGAAGGCGATCGGTGATGCTCTGACCGCTACGGGATACACGCCCTGGGTTCCTGTGTGGAATGTTCCTAATGTGTTTTTCGCCCAGATCGAAGGCACGAGCGGGGCGCAGACAGCTACCTGCCAATTCCAGTTCTCCGATGATGGCAAGACGATCGCGGGCAAGGGCAGCACGATTAGCCTCAGCGGTACGGGTGCTGGCTCTGGTGTCGTCTGCGATGGTGACTGCGACAAGAGCGTGAGCCCCTGGATTCCGTGGAAGTTCGTTCGCCTTTACGTGTCGGCCATCGCGGGCACGGGTGCGAAGGTGTACGGGAAACAAGCTCTCGGAGCCGTTTAATGCCTCTGCCCGTGATCACCTCCCACAATGCTACTTGCGCTTACCAGGAGTGCGAGACGGAAGGGCATACGGTCTGCCGTACGCTCGCAGACTACTACCAGCGATTGTGTGATGCCGCTGCTCTGGTCGTGGTCAATCCGACAGAAGATAACATCGCGGCGTTACGCGTGATCCTCGAAGATGATACGAAGGTGCATCATGACCGATAGCCGAACCTATCAACTCCTGAAGGCCGCTGGCGAAAAGCGACACGACTTTTCCCTCTTCGGCGAGTTCACAAAAGCTGAGGAGCAGGACGACGGCACGCTCATCGTTTCCGGCATCGCTTCGTCTGAGTCGATGGACAGCGATGGTGAGATCATCCGCGCCGATGCGATCAAGAAGGCGATCCCTGACTACATGAAGTGGGGCGCGGTTCGCGAGATGCACTCGAACATTGCTGCCGGTTCGGCGCTCTCCATTCGTGTGAACGATGACGGGCAGACGGAGTTTGAAGCGCACGTTGTCGATGATGGCTCGATCAAGAAGGTCAAGGCCGGCGTACTCAAGGGCTTCTCTGTCGGTGGTAAAAAGCTCGAATACGACCCCACGAACCGGCGCGTCATCACGGGTATTAAGCTCTCGGAGATCAGCCTTGTCGATCGGCCCGCGAATCCTGATTGCCGTTTTGAAATTGCCAAATTCGATGGAGGTAGCATGGACGAATCGGAAGCACCTACTGCCCCGACTGGTGTGACTGCCACATCTGCCGCGCCGCTCGTGAAGTCCCTATACGACGTTGGGAGCATGGCCGCGATGCTTCAGTCCATTGGCTGGATGATCGACGGCTTGCAGAGAGAGTCCGAAGTCGAGGGCGACGAGTCCACGATTCCACAGAAGCTCCGTGAATGGCTGTCACTCGGCTGTGAGATCTTCGAGTCGTTGGCCGAGGAAGAGATTCAGGAACTTCTCGCCGATGTCGCGGGCCCCGGTGGCATGCCTCTGAAGGGTGGGGATGAGAAGGCGGAGAAGGTCGCGCAGCGTGAGGATACAAACCCCAAGGAAGGCAAGAAGAAGTACGGGAATGTCGCCTTCGCTGATGACAAGAACAAGAAGTATCCTATCGACACAGAGGCGCATATTCGCGCGGCTTGGAACTACATCAACAAGGAGAAGAACGCGACCAATTACTCACCCGAAGATGTGAAGAAGATCAAGGCGAAGATCATCGCAGCGTGGAAGAAAGTCATCGACAAGGACGGCCCGCCGAGTGCGGGCACTACAAAGGAGAAAGCAGACATGACCGACGAACTCAACAAGGCGCACAAGGACGCCGCCGATGCTCTCAAGGCATACAAGGACCTTGAGGAAGCGCACAAGGCACACAAGGACGCCGCCGCAGCCGTCCACGGTCTGAAGGAAGACGCCAGCAAGGAGGACGTGGCAAAAGCGTTCAGGGATCTGGCCGCTGCTCACAAGGGCATGAAGGACGCCGCTGATGCTCATATGGATGAGTGCGCCAAAATGAAGAAGGCTGTGCTCGGCTCCATCAAGGACAGCGCGAAGGATGATGACGAAGAGGACAGCGACAAGTCCGAGAAGTTCGAGAAGCTGTCGAAGACCGTCGAGGATCTGTCGAGCGTCGTCGAAGATCTGATGAAGCGATTGAAGAACACGCCCGCAGCTTCGCCGCTTGAACTGGCGATCCTGACTGAGAAGGGTGTCCACCCCCTGAATAAGAAGGAGGATGAAGAGAAGCCCATCGACCCCAAGACCGCATCCATTGAAGAGCTTGCCAAGGCCGCCCTTCGCAACGGTCGCCCCTACTGAGGAGAGAACATGCCTGATACCAAGCCCACCCCCGAAGAGCCCATCGTTCCTGTTGATCAGCCCGAGGCTATGACGATGGAGGAGCCGCCCGCACCTGGCGGTGGCATCCCTCCCATTGAGCCTGCGCATCACTAATCACCCCACATCCTGAAAGGAATACGCATATGTCCCTTACCGCTGAATCTGTCGCCGAGTTCCGCGACTGGCTGAAGTCCAACCCCGGCGTGAGTGCCGAGCTCGCGAAGGCAGGTGGCATCACTCAGAGCACCGGCCTTGTCTTCTATGACCTCCAGGCCCCCTCTGAGAAGGCCATCCCCCTCATCACGCCTCTGCGCCTGAAGATCCCCCGCCGCCCTGGCAAGGGCGATACCTCGCATCGCTGGAAGGCGATCGTCGCTCTCGACAAGTCCGTGCATCCGTCCGTGGGTGAGGGCAATCGCGGCGGCGTGATCAGCACGACCGTCCTGCCCATGTCCGCTGCCTACGCTGGGCTCGGCCTTGAGAATCCCGTGACCTGGGAAGCTCGCTATGCGGCTGAGAACTTCGAGGATGTCCGAGCGACTGCGACGAGCCTCGGCATCTATGCTCTCCAGCAGCAGGAAGAGTGGCAGTTCATCGGCGGCATGCAGAGTGGTGCGCTCGGGCGTGGTGCGGTACCTACTTGCACTGCGAGCGCGACCACTGGCACGCTGGCGAATGGCACGTACGACATTTATTGCGTGCCCCTCACGCTTTGGGCGTACAAGAACGCCACGGTTGGCGCGACTGGACTCGTGCAGCAGTTCGATCGTCAGAACGCAGACGGCACGACTGACAAGGTGAACGGCGGCATCGGTCGTCCTTCCGCTATCGGGAACTGCACGCTCAACAGCACGCCCGACGCTATTGACTGCATCGCTGATGTCACTCCTGGCGCTGTCGCCTATGCGTGGTATATCGGCAAGGAAAGCGGGCAGGCTGCGAAGATCGCAAAAATTACTACGATCCCCGCTTGCACGCTGACTGCTCTCCCCGCTTCCGGCAATCAGAACTTTAGTGCTCTTACCGATGCTGACTATAGCTACAACGACGAGACGACCCACGGTTCGACCGTGCTGGAGTACGACGGCCTTCTGTCCTACCTGACGAAGTACGCCACAAATAACATGTATTTCGTGGACGCCGGCTGCGCTTCTCTGGCGAGCGACGGACAGGGCGGGGTCGATATGATCACGACCGCGCTCGAAGCGTTCTTTACGAACTACAAGCTCGGCCCCACCGACATCTGGTGCTCTCCCACGCAGGCCATGCAGATCCGCAGCCTCGTGATCGGCAACGGCGGCGGAAGCGGCAAGCCCATCGTCCGTATCAACACGAACGGCGACGGCTCGCGCATCATGGGCGGCTTCGATATTCCCACGCTGCTTAATCCGTTCCCGACCGTGACACGCGAGATCCCCGTGAATGTCCACCCCGACATTCCCGACGGCACGATCCTCTTCACGAGCGACAAACTTCCGTACCAGATCCAGAACCTCGAAGCCGGTCCCTGGGTCTGCCGTGAACGCCAGCCGTTCTACGGATTGGAATGGCCGATGATTCATCGCAAGCACGAGATGGGCATTTACGTCGATGCGAACCTGGAGCTTCATGTTCCCTTCGCCTTCGGCGCCATCCAGGGGGTTAAGTAAAATGGCTCGGCTGCGCTCTCCTCACGCTTCCTCGACCTGTCATTCAGGCGGTATCTGGTATCACGCCGACGATGAGAACTGCGTCGAGGTGCCGGAGGGCGCAGCCGTTCACCTTCGGCGTCTTGGGTTCCTGGATGTTCGGGGGCCCAGGACGCCGAAGGCTGGCTTACCCCAGGTCGTCGGAATGACTCCAGACGTATCAGGACAAGACCAAGAGCCTCCGAAGGGCTCTAGCACTGAGAATCAGTCCCAACAAGGTAGGGGGAAGCGTGTCCGACGCGGGTGACCTGACGACTTTGGACGATGTGAAAAACTACATGTCCGAAACAAGCTCTAATGCTGATGCAGCTCTTGCGCTGCTCATCACGGCAGAATCGGGATTCGTAAAGCGGTATTGTGACGATCCATTCCTCCAGAATTCGTATGACTTCATCGAAAGCGGTTGGGGCGGCCGCATGATGCCCCTGCCCTATGGTCCCGTTTCCTCCGTCACATCAGTCATGGTGAACAATCAGAACATCCCCGCGCGTTCTCTTCCCAGCCGCGACGGCTTCTCGTTCAACTCGAAAGACCAGTGCGTGCGGCTGTCAGGCTACACATTCTGTCATGGGCAGAATAATGTCGAGATCTTCTACACCGCAGGGTATGCAACGATCGACGATCTGCCCGGAGATCTTCGTTTTGCTGTCACGAAGCTAGTCGTGCATCGCTTCCGCGAACGCACGCGCACGGGTAAGGGGAACGAAAGCATCGGCGGAAAGCAGACGGCGAGTTACAATGATTCCATGCCGTCTGATGTTCAAGTTACGCTCGACCGTTATCGTCGGAGGTCGATCGGATGATCACCGCAGAAGTTCTAGGCGTCGAGAAAACGCTCGGCATGTTCGAGCGGTTCCCTGATAGGGCGCAGAAGAACATGGCGCAGACCGTTGAACGTCTCGCAGTGAAGTTACGTGACTTTGTGAAGAGTGACTTCCTCAGCGATCAAGTCCTGCACGTTCGCACGGGCCGCTTGCGCCGCTCGATCACTTACAAGCTCAACATCAGCGCGACGACGTATCAGGCGATCATCGGAACGAATGTGAAGTATGCACGCATCCATGAGTTTGGAGGCCAGACCAGTCCCCATGACATCCGGCCTGTAAGGGCTCGGGCACTCATGTTTGGTTCCTCTTGGGCACAGCAGACGGTGACCAGCAAGATGGGGCGTTACTTGAAGTCCAAGTCTGCCCGTGAGGCAACCTCGGCATTCCTTGCTTCGGGGGATCTACGGTTTGCCAAGGTCGTGCACCACCCAGGGTCGAAGATCCCCGAACGTTCTTTTCTTCGCGCTGCGCTGAACGCGATGAAACCCGAGATCCTTCTTGCGCTTCGTAAAGCGATGAGTGAGGCGTCCAAATGAGCCGGGAAGCGGTTCACGTCGCGCTCTTCAACCTGCTCCAAGGGGCGGCAGGGTTCAAAACGACGGGGCGCCGGATGATCCACTGGAGCGAGGTGGCCCCCGAAGATCAGCCCGCGCTCTTCCTGTCAGCCGGGAACGATGAGCCGCAGTCGCTCCGTCGGGCGGGTGGCCCGGCCATGCACAAGCTATCGTTCACGGTCGTCATGTATGCGAACGCCACGCTCGCCAGCGGCGAAGCCCCGGCGACGGCGATGAACCCTCTTATTGATGCGATTACGTCGCTCTTCTCTACCGTGAACGGCGCGAAGCAGACGCTCGGCGGGCTCGTGCAATGGGCCGTCGTGAGCGGACCCATCGAGACGGACGAGGGCGTGCTAGGCGATCAGTCCTTCGCAATCGTGCCTCTTGAGGTCGTCGTGTCCGAGGGCGTGCTCAATGGGTAGTGATGTCTTCGCCGCCTTCGGGTCGGGGTACTTGTTTGCCGTCCCACTGGAGGGCGACAAGACGCCTGTGCGGTTCGGCATCTTGCAGGATGTGACCCTGGACCTGAAATACGATATGAAGCCGCTTTTCTCGCGCCGCCAGTTCGCGATCAAGCAAGCGCGAGGCAAGGCGAAGGCGACGTGGAAAGCGAAGAGCGCCCAGCTTGACGCACGCGCTCTTAACTCGATCTTCTTCGGCGACACAATCACGGCGAACACGCAAGAACTTACCGCGATTGATGAAGCGCAGACCGTGACCAGTCAGACCGCCACCATCTCGAACGCTGCGACGTTCCTGGAAGATCTCGGCGTGAAATATACGGATACGGGCGTCCAGCTTATCCGTAACGATGTCACGCCGAGCAAGGGCGAATACGCGGTGAGTGCGGGCGTCTATTCGTTCAACGCTGACGATGAAGGCGCTTCGATGCTCGTCTCATACAGCTACAGCGTGAGCATGGGCTCGAAGGTCACGCTGTCGAACAAGCTCATGGGGAGCACCGTCTATTTCGAGATGATCTTCGATACTTTTTTCGAGGGGAAGCACTTCAGAATTCGCATGCTCAAGTCGATCATGGATTCGTGGAATTTTGCAACAAAGCTGGATGACTTTACGATCCCCGATGCAAGCGGCGAGTTCATCGCGAACGATGCGAACGTCCTCGGATACATGACCGCAGGCGATGCCCCCGTGTCTCCGTATCCGCCTGAGCCCCCCTACTTCCTCATCTCGGTGATGCCCGTCATGGCTCCTGCGATTGCGCCCGACGGTTACATCTATGACATGCCCCAGCCGTGGAGTGTGCATATCAACCGATACAATGGGCATGTCGCGCCAATCTCCATCTCGTTCCCGGTAACAGGCCAGGGCTACGATAACTGGGGCGTTTACATCAACAGTCCGAACAGTCGCGCGGGGCAGTCTGTCGGGCTCTATATCAATGACGCGCAATATGAAGGGCTCGATACACCCGTCATGGATAACGCGCCGGATGACTTCGTCATCGACCAAGCAGGCAACGAAGGAGGTGGTCCCGTGGCATGGCTCTACCCTGACTTCCCCGGAGTGCTCACAGCCACAGACGGCACGGACACGAAGCACTCCAACGCGTTTTACATTGAACCCGCTTAACAGTCGCCGCACGAGGCGAGAAAGGACACATCATGACCTCACTTAGCTCCGTCCAAGCCGCCTTCGGCGCGGGCTCTCTCTATGCGATCCCCGGCGCTCTGTCCGGTGTCGCTGTCACCAACCCTACGCCGATTCAGTTCGGCATCCTTCAGGATGTCACGCTCGACTTCAAGTTCGACGTGAAGCAGCTTTATGGCAATCGGCAGTTCGCGCTGAAGATCGCACGCGGAAAGGGCAAGGCTACCTGGAAGGCCAAGAGCGCCCAGCTTCAGGCCCGCGCGATCAACGATCTGTTCCTCAACGGCACGCTCACCGCCGCGAAGCAGGAGCTCACCGCGATTGATGAAGCTCTAACCGTTGCGTCTGGTAAGGTCACGGTGGCCGAGGCTGCGACGTTCGTACAGGATCTCGGCGTTCGCAATGCCACGACCGGGCTCACGTATACCCGTGTTGCTGATGACACCACGCCGAGCAGCGATGGCGAGTATTCCCTAAAGACCGCCACGGGGTCCTACACGGGTGAATACGACTTCAAGGCGAGCGAGGATGCACACCTCCTGCTTGTGTCCTACACCTACACGGCCACGACGGGAAGCGAGATCACCATCGCGAACAATCTCATGGGCGATACGCCTTACTTCGAGGTCGTGTTCAACACGATCTTCGAGGGCAACACAGCTCAGCTTCATATGCTCAAGAGCACGATGGACGCCTGGAATCTGCCGACCAAGCTCGACGACTGGACGATCCCTGATGCGTCTGGTGAGTTCTTCGCCAATGATGCCAACATCCTCGGCTATCTCAGCCTGACCAACTAAGGACGCACCATGCCGCTCACTCCGTTCAATCCCGTCATCGACACCGTTACCATCGGGGGCCGCCCGTTCACGCTGTCGGCCCTTCCTTCGGGCATCGTGCGCTATCAGCTTCTGCCCCTGGCTGATGCTGTCGCCGATGGCACGCGCACGATCCAAGAGGCATTCGACGACATGCTCCTGCACGTCGTCGATTCTCTGTCGCGTGTAGACGGTTCGATCACGAAGGATGACGTGCTGAATGGATGCAGTCTGTATGAGGTCTGCACGCTCTTTAAGCACGTCATCCGGGTAAGCGGCCTGCAATCGAAGGAGCCATCCGAGGGGGAAGCGGAGGGGGCGAAGAGCTAGATTGGGATTGGCTCTTCGCCCGTGTCGTTACGGTGACAGGCTGGACGCTCCAGCACATTTACACGCAAGTCACACTTCCCGAGATGATCATGCTGCTTGACTACTGGACAGAGCACCCGCCGATCCACGAGATGGCTGCGAGCTATCTGTATGGCCTGGGGCATCGCTCATCGAAGAAGCGAACGGCGCAGCACAACGTGAAGACAGACGATCCGGCGTTTAACGCGCCATTCCTCTCATTGTTCAAGGGCGGGGTGCTCCGTGGCTGATGAAGGCATCAATGTAAAATTTGGGGCCGAGATCGGCGGCGTAGTTGATGGCGCATCATCGGCACGCAATGCGATTAAGGACGCGACGGAGGGCATGAAGGGTGATCTCTCGTCGCTGTCCGATGTCGTTAAGGAGTTCGGCGCATCTGCACTTATCATCGGCGGCGTTGCGCTGGCATTTGAGGGTGTGCGCGAGGCTATTATAGCCTCGATTGAATCCGCACGAGAAGCCGCTGAGCAATATGAGAAGACCGCATCCATGACGGGCATTTCCGTTCTGGAGTTGAACAAATGGGACATGGCAACGCGCATGTCCGGCACGTCGCTAGACTTCTTAAACCGACTCGTTGTTGGTGCGACGCGCAGCCTCAAACAGCATAACGATCAGGTGTCTGATCTGATCGGAGTCTCTAATGCCGCTGGGCTTGCGTCCGATGACTTCGGCTCATATCTCGCGAAGGTCACAGAGAAGTCGCATGACTATCAAGAGGGCGTTGCGCGTGATGGGTTCCTAACGCTCGCGCTTGGTCGTGGCGCAACGGGCGCAGGTGCAGAGCTTGAGAAGCTGGCCGAGAACATGAACGACGCGACCAAGAGCGTCAACATGATCGGCGATCATATGACCACCGATGGGATTGAAAAGGTCAAGCTCTACACGAAAGAGACGGGCGAACTGAGCTACATGTGGGATCTGGCGAAGGCACAGATCGGTGTTCAGGTGCTCCCGTTTATCACTGAGAAGCTAGGCGGGCTTGTCGATATGCAGCGCGACTATCTCGCCCAGCTCCGGGCAGGCATCTCCCCCATGCGTGCATGGTGGAACGAAATGAAGGTTATCGCTGGCAGTAAGGATGCAGCCGAGACAATCGCAGAGATTGCGGACGAGACGGAACGCGCGAACGCTGCGTTCGCTGAATACTCGAAGTTTGCAGAGCACTTCGCGAACAGGGAGAAGATCAAGAAGCCGCCTACGACGGACAAGGAGGAGAAAGAGAAGTCCGAGAAAAAGCTGCTCCTCCCGACTTACAAGGAAACCGAGAAGGGCGTCATGTATGGCTATGAGGATACGGTCTATCAGGCTGACACGGGCGACACGAAGAAGGACGTGGAAGCCGAACAGAAGCGACAGCTTGAGCTTGCGAAGATCAAGTCTAAGTTCGAGATGGAGAACTTCGCACGGCTGAAGAAGGAAGTGGCCGAGGAAACGAAGCTCTGGATGGGCCTCTTTATGACAATCGAACGTGGCTTCGTGGACGATCTGAAGGCCGGCAAGAGCTTCACGGACACGATGAGTGACCTGTTCCGCAATCTGGGCGCGGGCATCCTGGATGTCTTCCAGCAGATCGGCGAGAAGTGGGTCGAACAATTGATCACGCAACAGGTGATGACTCACGCGACGAACCAAGCAGACATCGAGTCTGAGGCGAACGCCGCGTATGCGAACGCTTTCGCCAGCACAGCGGCAATCCCCATCATCGGCCCCGAGCTTGCGCCCGGTGTCGCGGCTGCGGCATATGCGAACGTCATGGGTCATCTCCCCATGGCTCGCTATGGTATGCCGAACGTGCCGAAGGATGGGCCGGTCTACGTTCACGAGGGCGAGCGTATCATGACGAAGACGGAGAATATCCGATCCAAGCAAGGCATGAACGCAGGCACGACGATCCACATTCACGGCGCACTTGATCCCCATGCCGTAGCAAAGCAGATCGCGCGAGTGCTCCCACAGGCAACGAAGATCGCAGGCCGGAACTATGCGATGCAGGGGGCACGATGAGCACCGAACTTTTCCCCGTCCTCCCTGGCCTGACATGGGACATCCAACGCTCACCCATCTTCTCGACGCAGATCCAGACCAGCCCGAGCGGGCATGAGATCCGCGCGTCGTTCTACTCGCATCCGCTCTTCCAGTGGCAAATGACGTATGAGTTCTTGGATCAGCGCACGGGTTACAATGAGCTGCGCACGCTACAGGACTTCTTTACCGCGCGGCTCGGCTCGTATGATTGCTTCTATTTCTCCGACCCCAGCGAAGTCACGATCAACACGCTTGCGCTTGGAGTAGGCGATGGAAGCACGAAGATCTTCACTATCTGTGCCCCGCTTGCGCCTCAGCAGCTTTTCCATCCTGAGAACTCATGGACCTACGCGCCGCCCGCTGTGTATGAGGCAGGCGTACTTGTCCCACCGGGCCACTACACAGTGAGCTATCCCGATCAATACTCGATCCGCGTCACGTTCGGGAATTCGTATGCACCGACCGATCATGCGCTGCTCACGCTCGGCGATGTTCCGGTCTGGTGGCTCGCGCGGTTCGATCAGGACCAAGTTGACTTCAACAATTTCATGTATCGGCTCTGGGAGCTTCAGACGCTCCGACTCCGAAGCATCAAGGGGGTGCCTGTGTCGGGTTCAAGTTCTCTCAACGTCGCGACGGGTTCAATCCTCCTTTACGCTGGCTCCTCGATCCC